CTCGCTGGCTTTTTTCAGAGCATCCAGTCGGGTAGATGTGTCCTTGACCGCCTCACCGAGGAGCTTTTGTTTCTGAGCAAGCAGCTCTGTATTGGTCGGATCGAGCTTCAGCAGCTTTTCCACGTCTTTGAGCTGTGACTGTGTGTTTTTGATGTTCTTATCAACGGATTGCAGGGACTTTTGCAGTCCGGTCGTATTGCCGTTGATCTCGACTGTGATGCCCTTGATTCTGTTCGCCAAGCGATCTCACCTCCCATTTTTCAGTTGACTTTTTCAAAGATATACATTATAATGGATATAGCCCCTGCCGGGTAATGCAACCACCTCTGTGTTCCGGTAGGGGCTTTACTATGAAATACTGAACTTGTAGGTGAATATAAAATGAAAGTAGAAGTAATCGGACAGCAGATCCCTCAGCAGGAAATTGATGCATATATCGCTCGTGCAAAGGAGCTATATCCCAATAAGATCATCAATAAAATGACGATCACACCGGACGGCGACTTTGTAGACCTGAAATATGAGTTTGCAGATATCCCATTTGACCGGGTACGCCGCATCACGGGCTACCTCGTCGGCTCTCTCGACCGTTTTAACGATGGAAAAAGAGCCGAGGTAGAGGATAGAGTGACACACGGAGTGCATTAAAAGGCATCCATCTGCGCCTGAGTTGCCTTATAGGGGTAATCATAGTCGTCATTATCCTTTTCAATGAACATTTCGTTGACCATTCCGATGGTGAGCAGATCAAGGTCGGAAAGACTCAGCCCGATCTGCACACATCGGAGTAGGAACAGCGGCGTTGTCATCTCGCGGTCAACTGGGCGAGATTTTTTTTTGACTCTGCCTGCGTCTCAAGGTTCACGCCCCACAGTTCAAAGAGCTGCGGCAGTACCTCGTAGATGGAGAAGGTGTTGAACTGCTCCAGCCACTCGTCCGGGCTGTCCGGAACGCCCTGCGGATCGGCGTGCTTTGCCATTGTCCAGGCGATATTCTCAAAGACCTCCAGGCTCTCGATGCCGAGGCCGGAGTTTTCCTCATCGCTCTCGTCCACAGAATCCTTCAGTGCAGAGAAATCCTTGAAGATATCCTTGCGGAACTTGGCACGGTAAAGGCGAGGCAGTGTTGCGCTCGCCTTAAAAGGAACCTCGATACCGTCAACGGTGATGATCTTTTTAATTGCCATATTCTTTACCCTCCGAATCAGTCAGTAGTGGTTGCTGCGGCAGTACTGCTCTTGCTTGCAGATGCAGAGCGTGTGCCGGTGCTGTTGGTGGTCGCCGCCGTGGGGATATACACGGAGTTGTACCAGTTGTTGTAGGTGGTCTCATCCGTGCTCTCGCAGGTCTTGGACTTGACCAGACCGCTGGGCAGCGCAGATGCCTTCAGAGACAGTGTCTCTGTCTTGACCTCCTTGCTCTCCTCAGTGGTCTGACCCTCAGTCGCAGGACGGGATGCAGAGCAGCAGTACAGTACATGACGGATGTGGTTCTTGTCGCCATCGAACTCAAAGAGGAGTGCAAACTGCGATGTCTCCGCATCGTTGCGCTCCACAAGCACGCCCTTGCTGTCGAGCTGTTCGCCGAGGATCGCCGTTGCGAAATCGGTTGTAATCAGTGCGACCTCAAGATCGCCCTCGTAGCCGGCGTTGTTGTTGATGACGTAGTACACCGTGTTGTCGGCGTAGAAATTGTCGTTCTCGCCGTTGGCGTCGATGCTCAGGGAGACAGCACCGGGCAGGCGCACGGGCGTTGCGAACGTGGGAACGCCGTCATCGCTCCATGCCGTGATCTTTGCCCAATGCACCTTGTTCAGGCCAAACTTGACCTTGTTTTTCTTCAGAGCCATATTCATACCTCCATTGTATAAAGGACTTCATAGAGCTTTTCGGACTCTATCCATACCTCAGATTTTGTGTAATAGATGTTGTACTGATGCAGCACTTCCTCCACACGCTGTTCCGCATCCGGCGATTTTTCATCGGTATAAAGCTCGATATGCAGCCGCTTGAAGCTGACATACATCAAGTCATCCGCACCGAATGTGTTCTCGCCGGGAGACAAAAACAGCGTGAACGGAGGATCAGGGCTTTCACCCTCTGCGAAATGATGATACGCAAAGGGAAGCCCGATTTCCTGCATCATTTCGTTGATCTCTTCGTAGCTCACGATAACTCCTTCTTGATGAGCGTTTCAAGCATATCTGCGCCGTTTGCCTCAGCGGGAGCGATATGCGGGATCGCCGCCACACGACCGCCGCCTCGTTTCGCATGACCGTGTTCGAGCAGATGTGCGATCTGGTAGCGGTCTTTGCTGTGGACGGTCATTTCTAGCGTGTGGCTGTTTTCCTTGGTTTTCTTGGTCGTCCAGCTACGTTTGTAGCGGCCGGACTTCACAGGGGCATTTGTGGAGATCTCGTTTTTGACGGCGGTCGCAGTCTTGCGGACTGCCTTTTTCATTGCTGTATCCGCAAGCTCTGCGTATTCCGACAAGCCCTCCATGATCTCCGCAGCCATATCGTCAATAGATGTCATCCTTTGATCCCGCCCTTCTGGATTCGCAGATCAGCTTCATATAGTCCTGCGTCTGATAATTCGGCACAATGCCCTTGATATCATAGTCAATGCCATCAAAGCGGATCTTGTACGCAGTCGATGCCATGCGCTTTGTCTGCGGAGTCTGCCGGATGATGACCTCGATCTTCTGTATTTCTCTAGTCACGCCGGTGTTGGTCTCCTCGGTAGCACCGCCCACAGTATTGGATACCGTCACAGAAGCCCAGAGAGAGAAAACCTCCTCCCACCGGGCCTTGTGATTTCCGATAGCATCTTTTTTGACATGATTTTCAAGGACGGCAATGCGCTTATTCAGTTTCCCGATCTCCATCAGACGATGCCCTCCCTCTGTGCGAACAACAGCGCCCTGAGTGTCAGCGTCAGCGCATGATAGTCAGCAGTATTGCGGTTTTCATAGAGGTAAGAAACAGTATACAGCATAGCCTGCCGGGAGGTTTCCTCATTTTCCGCGAGTTGCTTTTCATTCATTCTGCCCACATCCATCACGAGCCGCTGTGCCGTATCGATCAGAGTGAGGATGAGCTTGTCATCCTCACAGTGGTCAACACGGAGGTAGTTTTTTGTTTCAGGCAGTGAGATCAGATTCACTTATCTGCCCTCCGTTCTTATCAGCCGTTGCCGCCGGTGTTACCGCCAGTTGTGCCGCCGCCCGTGGTGTTGGACTTCGTACCTGCCATCTTCAGCACCTTCACAGATTCCGGCAGGATCAGACGACCGTCCACACGCTGCGTAGTGAGGAAGCCGACCTGATCGGTGCGGGCATACAACTCGTTGAGGCGGCGGAAGGTGCGGTTCTGACGGTCTGCCACCCAGTAGTTCTTCATGTCACCGAAGAGGAGGACACGCTCGCCCTTTGCGATACCGGGCATGAAAGAACTGGTGCGGATGGGGCGTCCGAGGAGCGTGTCGGGCTTTGCGATGTCGAGAGAAGGCTTCCAGAGGTAGTTGTCGTTCTTGTCCTTCAGCTTCATGAGCTGAAGCAGAATGGTCTCGTTGCAGACGAACTGTGCGTTACGGCGGTAGGGAGACTTCAGGCTGTAGTAGAGGTCGAACACCTCGTCAAAGGTGATCGCAGTCTGGGATGCCGCAGTGACACCAAGCTCTGCGCCGCCGGTCTCATCGAGGATACCGAGCGGCTTCTTGTCGCCGTCACCGGTGAAGAACGCACGCTCCTCGGCATTGCCCATTGCCACGCCGAAACGTGCAGCGATATACGATGCGAGGTCGAAAGCGGAGTCGTGCAGAAGCTCGTTGCTGATCTTGATCATTGTACCGAGCTTGTATGCGGAGAGGGTCGTCTGACCGAAACGAGTGTCGGTCTCCGGGATCTCCTCACCCTCATCGATCCACTGTGCCTCCATCGTATCGTTGGCGATAGGGATCTTGCGGGTGCCGGAATTGGTCTTGATGACCGTTGCCATCTGGCGGAAGATGTTGTTCTCCTCCAGTGCCTGAATCAGACGGCGCTCGAACTCGTCAGGGACAGTGTAGCCGCCCTCTGTGTCCTCACCGACAGAGAGCGCGTTGCGGACTGCAAGCTGATCGCCCTTGTTGCGGATCATATCCCAGAAGGCGGACTTGTACTCGTCAGTCGCGGTCGGGTCAGCGGGCGGTGTGGTCTTGGTACCGGGAGCGTTGGTGACGGGCTTGCTGGTCGGTGCGGAAAGTGCCGCATCGAGGGCTGCCTGCTGTTCCAGACGCTCGATCTCTGCGCCGAGAGCCTGCACCTCACCAGCCATCTTGTTGTACTGCTCGACTGCGGAAGCCTCCACAAGACCGTTCTCGCCACGGTGCTTTTCGAGAAATGCCTTTGTCTGCTCCCACAGGGTATTACGCTTGCTGCGAAGTTCCATGATCTTGCTCATATCTTTTCTCCTATTCTCCGGAGGTAAAAACTCCGGCGGTCATAAAAATACAGCCTGCTTATCTCAGAAAAGCAAGCTGCTGTTTCAGAATTTCATACGGCATCGAGCCGTCTGCGGTCTTGCCGTCCATACCGATCACAGGCATATCTGGCACAGTTACTGTCGAGGCGGTCAGCCCTTTCTCGGAAGGTTTCTGTGCATCAACTGTCTTGCTGTCATCGGGCGTCTCTGTGCCTTCGGGTACTGCGGAAGTGGTGATCTTTCCCAGGATGGTCTGTCCCATGACACGGGTACTGTACTCCCAAAGGGCATCGCCGGTGTCCAGCTTGAACGGCTTCTTTTCGGTCTCTTTCTTTTCATCGCCCTCATCGTCACCGCCTTCCTGATCGGGCTTTTCAGGCTCGTCCGGATCGTCAGGCTCATCATCCTTCTTGTCTGGCTCGGGCTTTTCGTCAAACAGGATCTCATCTGCAAATCCCAGCTCGACCGCCTTTTTTGCATTGATCCATGTCTCATCGGACATGAGTTTGCTGATGCGGTTATGGGAAAGCCCTGTCTTCGCCATATATGCGTTGATAATGGACTCCTTGACTTCGTTGAGTGTGGCGATAGCCTTCTCCATATCACGCGCATTTCCCATAGCGATTGTGCTGGGATCGTGGATCATGAGGAGGGCAGTCGGAGACATCTCCACAGTGTTACCCGCCATTGCAATAACGCTTGCTGCTGAAGCCGCGATACTTGCAATTCTGACAGTGACATTGTGCGGATAGTCACGGATCATTGTGTAGATCTCCGCAGCGGCGAAGACGTTACCGCCCGGCGAATTGATCCAGAGCGTGAGATCACCGTCCTCGGCATACAGCTCATCTCTGAAATCCTGCGGCGTGATCTCATCACCCCAGAAGGAATCCGAGTCGATCGGTCCCTCCAGGCGGAGCACTCTGCCACCGCTGTCATCGTGAATATAGTCCCAGAATTTCGGCATTTACATCCCTCCGTTTCGTACTTTCTTCCTGCGCCTTTTCCGCAGGAATCTGTCATCGGTCGATTCTTCATCCGGTTCGTCCTGTTCCTCTGTATCTGTCTGCTCCGGCTCGTCCAGGTCGTAGGCGGCACC